CATACAACATCCTGTTAAAGGTAAGGTAAAATTTGAACCTTACGAGTATCAGGAACGATTGTTAGACGCTTATCACGATTATCGTTTTAATATTAACATGTTGCCACGACAAAGTGGTAAGACCACTTGTGCATCGGCTTACTTGTTATGGTATGCCATGTTCCACCCAGATCAAACAATTCTAATTGCCGCGCACAAATATACAGGTGCTCAGGAAATTATGCAACGTATTCGCTATGGATACGAATTATGTCCTGACCATATTAGATCAGGTGTTGTAAGTTATAACAAAGGGAGTATAGATTTTGACAACGGTTCTCGTATTGTATCTGCTACCACTACTGGCAACACTGGTCGTGGTATGTCCATATCCTTATTATATTGTGACGAGTTTGCATTTTTGCAACCTAATATTGCGACAGAATTCTGGACTTCTATTAGCCCGACACTAGCAACTGGTGGTCGTGCAATTATTACTTCAACACCTAACAGTGACGAAGATGAATTTGCTATTATTTGGAAAGAAAGCCAGGATAAATTTGACGAGTACGGAAATGAAAAAGCTGACGGTACTGGACGAAATGGCTTCCATGGCTTCCGTGCTGAATGGTACGAACATCCAGACCGAGACGAAGAATGGAAAAAAGTTGAATTAGGTCGTATTGGAGAAGAACGTTTTCGTCGTGAATATGGTTGCGAATTCTTAGTCTACGATGAAACTTTGATTAACAGTTTAAAATTAGCAGAGCTAATAGGTAAGGATCCTATAGAACGAATGGGGCAAGTTCGTTGGTATAAACCAATTAATCCTAATGGACTGTTTGCTGTTGCTTTAGATCCTAGCTTAGGAACAGGTGGCGATTATGCCGCAATACAAATATTTGAATTGCCTAGTTTTACACAAATAGGCGAATGGCAACATAATATTACACAAGTACAACAACAGGTTAAAATATTAAGAGACATACTACGGCATATACAAAGTGTCATAGGTGATCACAATTCTAACAGCATCTACTGGACTGTGGAAAATAATACCGTAGGTGAAGCCGCATTAGTGGCTATTGCAGATAACGGAGAAGAAACTTTCCCAGGTATGTTTGTTAGCGAGCCTGCACGTAAAGGACATGTTCGTAAATTCCGTAAAGGATTTAACACCACATTTGGCACTAAAATTGCGGCCTGTGCCCGTTTAAAATACCTCATCGAAGAGGATAAAATGAAGATATCTAGCAAGCCCACGATTAGCGAACTTAAGACCTTTATTGCCGCAGGTACTACTTTTAAGGCTAAAGAAGGCCAGCACGATGACTTAGTTTCTAGCTTATTATTGATAGTTAGACTTAGCGAAGTGCTAGCAGACTGGGATATTCGTGTGTTTGATAGCATCAGCTCACGGGACGAATGGCAGGAAGATTACGAGCCGCCCATGCCAATATTTGTAACAGGACTCGGATAAATATCATATGACTCCAAATTTAGATCAAGTAGCCAAAGAGCTCTACGGAAAAATACAAACACGCTTCCCCGACATTAAAATCGCGGACGAAGAAGCTATGGTTTTAGGTAAGAAAAGCGACATTCCTAAAGCACGTTTCTTTGAATTTGAATACAAAGAGGGCGGTGAAGAACTAGGTGCGATTGCTATTGCACTTGATGAAGATGATGGCATAGTGATTCAAGTTAGTGGCGATTTAATCGACAAAGACACAAACGAAACACATCATGGAGCATACAAATTTATTAGATCTTTTAGAGATTTTGCTAAAAGAAACTTGTTAAATTTTGAGATTAACAACTTAGGAAAAAGCAGTCTTGATAAAAGAGATTATGAATTCCACGCAAAAGATGGAGAAGAAAAAATGATGGAAAGTAAAATGTTTGGTACAGCAAAAGTCAGTTACCAAGACCTGGGTGAGACTAGAATGATTGTCAAACACAGCCAACCTGTAAACCTTGATTTACCAGCTGGTCGAACAATGCACATTGACGCAATTTATATTGAAAATGCACAAGGTGAACGTTTCCGTTATCCAATGCGTCATTTAAACGGCGCTCGTGCAATGGCTCAACATATTGCACATGGCGGTAATCCATATGACCAAATCGGTCAACATGTAATTAGTCTAAGCGAAGAAATGGCTAAGTTACGTATGTTTAAAAATTATGTTGGCCGTAATGAAACATTAAGTGAAGCAATGAGCGAAGTTAATAGCAAAGTTGCAGAACGTATTGAAGAAGTTAAAAAAGAAATTCATAACCTACAACGTAGTTCATACTACACTGAATTTGCAGAAAGTTTTAAACCACGTGCAAATCAACAAATTCCCGAAACAGTAGTTAACGATTGGATTGATCGTTTAACAGTTCGTAGTTTTAAAGAAGAATTAAAAGATGTGTTCCCTTACATTTATAGCCTAGTTGGTGAAAAGACTGACCTAGGTCCAGAAGATGTATTGGCAGAAAAACGCACAGAAGAAAAAAATGAAAAAGGCGAAGTTGTTAAATGGAAAGAAGAAACTCCATGGCGCAAAGCCTCCAATAAAGATGGTCGCGGCCGTGTAACTAATCTTAGTGACAAAGCACGTCGTGAAACTGAAAAGATGACTAAAGAAGCATCTGAGTTTGTTGACTACATTAATTCAATTGCCGAAGATGTAGATGGAGATGTTGAGCAAGATTTGCCACATTTAGACGATACAGAATTTAAAGAAAAATTAAAAGACTTAATGTCTGAACCATTAGTTGGTACACCAAACATTGTAGATTCAGTTAAAGCAATTTATCCAGATGAAACATTATTAACTATGATGAATAATGCCATGACACGTAACGACAAGTTTGATGCTCGTGGCACTATTGCAGAATATTTTGAAAATCATCATTCTGGTTGGTATCACAGCAATGAAGATTTATTTGCTAGTGCAGGAAGTGACGAAGATAAAGAACCTGAAGAAACTCCAGCACCTGAACCAGAAGCGACACCTGCTCCTGCACCAGAAGCACCAGCAGAAGCACCAGCACCCGAAGCTGGCGCAGAAGCAGCCGCAGGCGGTGTTCCTCCAGTTGCTCCTCCAGCTCCAGTAGCAGAAAGTAAAATTAAGTCATTAATCCAACGTGCTATTCAAGCAGGCGCAAGTGCAGACACTGTAATCGGTAATAAGACATTAGGCGAGATGATTGCATCTGCTGGCCTTACTCTAGCAGAATTTGACATGGGTGGCGATATTCCTGTAGCAGAACCAACACAACCTCAAGGCCAAGGTGTTGAGGATATGATGAAATTTATTTCAGGTTTTTGGAATAGAGAAAAACGTAACTTCACCATTGGCGGTACAGGTGTCAAAACTAAATTAGAAAAACAATTCTCAGAAGCTAGTCCACATGATTTACAACGTGTTAGCGAATTTATACAAAAATTAGATCCAAGCAGTCCACTTGCACAAAAGGATCGTGTATTAAAATTAGCCGGTATAAAACCTAAAATGGACACAGACGAAGCAATTCGTGTAATGGAATCATACTTAGGATAATATCATGGGAAAATTATTTGAATCATTAGTTAATTTAAGTGAAGGGCTAACACCTGAAGAACAAAAGCAATATGATACGTTAAACACGCAACGTACTCAATTTGCCAATGCATTCACAGCATTACAAAAACAAAAACAAGCCGATCCAACACAGACTTACTTAGATGCTCCTATCAAACAGATGCAAGATAAATTAAATCAGGTAGGAACTCAAATCGGCGCATTAGAAAAAAAACGTGATGGAGTAGAACCCGGAACAGCCGCAAAAGATGATACTTCGAAAAGACCAGCTAGTCCAGCGGGCGGCCCTGTCAGAGTATACGGTAATGTCGGTGCTAACGATATCAAAGCATTACAAACAGCGTTGAAAAATAAAGGCGGAGACGTGGCAAAAGCACTAGGTACTACCGGGCCAGCTAAAGATGGAGTTGATGGATTTATCGGCAGAGCTACTATTGATGCTATTATGAAAGCTCTTAATGCTTCTGCAACGCCGGATGCTAAAACAGCTACACCAGGAGCAGATGCAGTGTTAGGTGCCGATGGAGTTAAAGACGGACAAAATCCAAATATTGATCAAACAACTCGAGATACTGCAACTGCCGGCGCCCCAAGTGCGGCAGTAAAAGTACAAGAGTCGATGTTATCAACAGACCCAACACTAGCACGTATAATTCAACTAACAAGATAATTGAGTAAAATACTCATATTTTAGACAAGATTTTACTTGCTCTGCTAAATAAAAGCGTATACAATAACATGTATGCGCTTTTTGTTTTATCGGGTGATAAGACAAATACAGGCAAACGCAGTAAAAACAAAGGCTAATTTAGGAGAACAACTATGGCAACTTTGGCAGAAATTAGAGCAAAGCTCAAGGCAGCAGAATCAAAAGGTTCAGACAATCAACGTTCAGGTGGAGACAAATCAATTTATCCATTCTGGAATCTCAAAGAAGGCGGTGAGTCCGTACTTCGCTTTTTACCAGACGGTAACCAAGACAACACATTTTTCTGGGTAGAACGTGCAATGATTAAATTGCCATTCGCTGGAATCAAAGGTGAGTCAGAATCCAAACCAGTAACAGTACAAGTTCCATGCGTAGAAATGTATGGCGATACTTGCCCAATCTTGGCAGAAGTACGTGCATGGTTTAAAGATCCAGCATTGGAAGATATGGGTCGTAAATACTGGAAAAAGCGTAGTTACATTTTCCAAGGTTTCGTTG